TAATTAAAAGACTTGCTTTAGCAAGTCTTTTTGTTTTTGTTGATAAAGTATGCTATAATGTAACATGTACTACCATCTTTAGTGTAATGGATATCACACAAGATTCCGGTTCTTGGGATAGGGGTTCGATTCCCTTAAGATGGATAATAGATACTCTATAAAGCCTATAAAATAACGTTTTATATTATTGTAGCCCCAAATCCGCCCCAAATAATTTTCTCACAATATTGTTGTTTTTGCTTTTGGTATCCTCCAGCAAATGAGCATACGTGCTTAATGTGATGTTTAAATCTTTGTGACCAACAATTTTAGATACAGCAAACAGATCAACTCCTTTTGAAATCAAATAAGATACATAAGTGTGCCTAAGGGAATGAATATGTACATTTCTACCAACTAATTTTTTTAAGGTTTTGTTAACAGCTGTGTTTGATATACCTTCAAAAATCCTTGTTTCTGTTTTAAATAATAGTTTATATTGATGTAGTAATTCTATTGTTTTGGTGTTTATAGGTACATATCTCACGGAATGTTTATTTTTAGTTGGTTGAAACCCCTTGTCACTACCAAAAACTTTATAAGTCTTGTTGACATGTAATAGCATATCGTTTTCATCTATATCATTCCAAGTCAACCCCATGGCTTCCGAAAACCTTAAACCAGTTGTCGCTATAAAATAGATACAAAAATGTGACTTATATTTTACTTCTTTGCTAGTCTCTAAAATTAACCTTCGATATTCCGACAACTCTAAAAATTTATCATCTATGTTGCTGTCGTCCGGTTTTGGCAACACAGCAAAAGCGGTGAAGTCTCTAGTGATATAACCTTCGTGGATAGCCATCTTTACCGATTGCTTTATATGGGTATTAATCATTTTCACGGTTTGCCAATTGTACTTCTTCAAGTATTCGCTGATAAATCGCTGATAGTGACTTGGTTTAATTGATGATAATTTAGCTTTTTCGAAATATCCTCCTACCTTAGATAAAGTATATTTGTACTTATCCCAAGTAGTGGCTGTAACGTTTGGCAGTTTATAAAGTTCAGACCAGTTTTTAAAATAGGTGTAGAATTCTATATTATTATCTATCTGAACCCCTTTTGATAATTTTATCTCTATCTTGTTCGCTTCTAATTCAGCTTGTTTTTTAGTTTTAAAGCCTGATTTTGATTTTTGTCTATATTTACCTGTTACATCTTTATAAGATATACGATATTCCCAGCCATTGTCACGCTTTCTAAAGTATGCCATTGATAATCCCTTTTTATTCTGCTAAAATAGTGTACAAGAAAACGAGCCATTGAATGCTTGTTTCTTATACGTAATCACCTTACACACAAACTTTGGTCTAGGAGTGTGTAAGGTTTTTTTATATCAATAAAAAAGTAACTGCCAGAGACAGTTACTTAGGGTTGTGCATATGCACACAGTCTATCTTACACATGCCAAAGGCATATATAATTGGTGGGAGCTGGTCCCTCAGTAACTATATTATATCATAAAAGTTTTAACTGTCAACTATTCAAAGTTTGTAAAATTATTTACTAAAATTCTGTCTATTTTATCTAACGTATCTTTTGATACAAAAATTTTTCCAACAGGATCAAACTTATTAATTCTTATAATCCTATCTTTGCTAATGGTCCTAATATCTAAACATTTTGCATAAGATACTTTATCGAATTTTAAATATATTTTTGCAACTCTAGAAATTTCCTCAGTTTCCGATAGGAGTCTTTCAATAGATTTGTCAAAAACGTCTCTAGAAATATACTTTTTGTGAGTTATCGTTAACTCTCCATCATCTGATGAAGTGGTAGCCATTTCTTCTTTTTCTTCGGGAGTAAGATAATCTTTAATTTCCATAAGACCTAACATCTTACTTTCAACGCCAACGCTTAGCACACTATTTTTTAATAAGTTAGCAGATTTTTGAGAAATTAATCCGTCAATTTCTACGGAAAATTTGTTACCTTTTGAGCTAACAGGTAATACCGTTAGGACACCATTGTTTTTTGAGTCTTTTTTATTCAATACAATCGCAAAGTGATTTCCGCTTAATTCATTGCCTACATTGATTCCGAAATCTATAAAAACTAGCGATCCCCTTTTATATATTTTATGATTTTTAGTCGGACTCATTATTTCTTTTTCAAAATAACTAGCTTCAGATAGCACCCACTCAGGTAAATACTTGAATTTTATATTTTTAGCTTTTGAAACAAATCTATATTTTCTTAGGGCTGTTTCATATTTATCCCTAACCATAATAAATCTCCTCTATATTAAATTCCTAAACTCATTTACAACCATCACTTCATAAGCTATGATTTCCCGAATAACTTCCAACGACTTCACCAATAATTCTAAAGTCGCTATCTCTATCTATCGGTATATCCTCATATTTGTTGTTTAAACTATGCAGAAATGCCCCCTCTGCGTGTATAAGTAGCTGTTTGATATAAGCGTCACCGTAATACTCAAACACTCCTATATCACCGTCTGAAAGTTCCACAGATAATTTTACAAATACGTAGTCGCCAGAGTGATATTCTGGTTCCATAGAATCACCATAGACCGGAATAACAAAATCAGCGTCATAATCAACTGGCAACTCAATCGTTTCTACTTGCACGTCATTTAGATACTGACCTGTACCAGCTGAAGCAGCGTGGTCGTAGTAATTGTAAGAGAATAATTCTACTACTGTATTCTTACTATCTTCTACTGTGTTTTGTTCAGATAAAAGATTTTCACCGTAACTTATCCAATCACTATGACGAGGTTCTTTGAGCTCTTCATCTAGTAGAGCGACTTTGTTGTTGATTTCTGTGGTGCTAGATTGCTGTTGAAGTTGTACGGCAGTTTCTTTGGTTTCTTTATTTATAGGAGGGAAAAGTTCATCTATAGTAACAGATAGGGCGTTCGCAAGCTTAAACAAAGTATTTTTTTTAGGTGTTCTAAATCCCTTTTCGTAGTTAGCAATTGTAGTATCCCCCATATTAACCAAGGTCGCTAACTCTTTTTGAGTTAGCCCTTTATTTTTTCTCAGTTCCTTGATTTTAGAACCGATATATAAAGCTAGCTCTTTATCATTCATTTGAATTCTTCCTTCTTTTTATTTAATAAGAGTATAACACATAAATTCACGTTTTGAAAAGTTTTTTTATTTTTTCGAAAAAAAATAGTTGACACTTCACGAAAAGTGAAGTATACTATAATCAAGCTTAAGGAATTAAGCAAAACGAAAGGAGGTACAGCTAATGAAATCTAGGCTAAACAAAAAGCCTAAACACAAAGAAGTCAAGTTGGAAATTCACATTCTTTGGTTTAAGCTTAGGGTTCACTACTCAATAGAGTGGTGACAATACCAAGAGGGCTAAGAAGCCCTCTCCCCTAACGGGGTAAGTTTAGTTTAGCACATCGGCTGTATCTCTGCAAGAATGAAAGGAGAGATTATGCCAGAGGATTTAATCAAACAACTAGAAGCTGGTTCAAAATTTCTAGCGAAGACATGTTTACATAGCAAGATTATTATCACGGTGGATGGTATTCAGCTGGTGGAAACAAAAGAGTTCCACCCAAGAAATGAACTTCTATGAGGAAAGGAATTGTATGGAGGAATTAGAAAACATTATAAAAAAACTCCAAGAAGCAAATAGCGACCCAGAGTTTAATAAAGCCATCTTACTTGAGTGTTCTGCTGAATTAACAAGTTTGTTTAATCGCTTGTCATATCAACGACATTAGAGTCAGTAGAGATACCTTTTTTAATAGATTTTATTGTTCGAATGGCAGAATCTTTAAAATAGTAAGTCTCACTAGTTGCCACAACTTCATGATTATCAGCTTTTATTACAAAATAAAACTGGTTATTAGAAGATTTTCTAATCACAAAATATATAGCTTATCCTCCTTTCTGCTAGGATAAGTTGATTATAACATTTTTAGGAGGTACAAAATGAATTGGAAAAAACTAATGCTAGGCGATTTAGAACACACGTTTACTAGTCGTAATGGCAAAGAAAAAACAAGTATTGAATTTGAAGGCGGCGTATTGCCAGCGCTATTGGTGCTAGGTGGTATCACTTGGCTGATCGCTTGGCTTATTACAAAATAAAAACTCCCATGAGGGAGTAGGAGGAAAATTATGATATTAAAAATTATTTTAATCTCATTCTTTACATCATTTATTACGTCATTATTTGTTACTAAAGGACTCATTGGAGTATTGTCTGATTCTTGGTTAAAAATATCGGAGCAAAATTATAAAAATTCTGAAGATATTATAAAAAGTGTAATTAAAGATCGTCTTCGGTAAATAAAATATCACTTCCATTAATAAGAGTATCTTTTAATTCATTCCCTAATGTCGTAAGACAATATACTTTATGCTCAACTGAAATAATCGTCTTCGGTGTGGAATATTCGTTTTCTTTAAGTAATTTCTGAACAGTTTCATCATTTTCAAGTGAAAATTTTTTAATGCTTGGAATAAATTGGTGACAATAAAAATTGGGATCAGGTGCAATTATTCCTTTACTAACTAAAAATTGAATTTCGGTTTCAATATTATCTTGGTAAAAATCAATGCCGTTATTGTACATTTCTTCCATTTCTGTGGGTTGTTCATAATTCCGAGTTGCTTCAAAATTATGAGGATAGATCCCTTTATAATATTTACTATCCCAATACCAGTTATATAAATTTGGATTTGAAAATAAATGATTACTACTTTGAATATTAATTTCAAATATAAAACGATTCGAAAAAAAGTATTGTAATAGTTTTGCATCTGAAGACGACATTTCTTTTAGTATAGAAGAATAAATAGGTTTGACAGTTTTTCTTTTATCCATACTTGATGCAATAAGTGAAGCGAATAAATTGCAAAAATCTTCATTAGATAATTTGTAAATAGAATCTTCCACTATCTGTGCGATTAATAATTTATTTTCATCAGAAAAATATTCTTCAGGTATTTGCTTTGTAGTTTTAGCAGTAGCATTTACTAAGTAATCGACTTTTGCTTTATCTTGTATGCCTTGTTCTATTTGCGGACCTAAAAAGTAGACAATAATCGAATAAAGGGCATATGAAATTGGTTCTAAAACGTTTTTAATGGGTTTTAGAGTATCGTCAGCATTAAGATAGAAATTGTTATTTAAATCATTAACCATATTTTCACCTCACATTTTTATTTAAATTATACCACAGAAAGGAGGTGGGGGAATGGATAAAGACAGAGAAGAGTTTTTGATTAGATTAATTGATTTGCACGAGCATATCACCAGTAAGTGTTTAGAGCTCAATAGAGAGCTAATCAATTATCTAAAGGAACAAAAAGAACCTATTGAATTAACAATAGATTCCAAAACGCTAGCCGAATGGTGTGATTCGACAGTTGGTTACATAAACCAAACAAGAAAAAAAGCTACTGATTCACAAATGGAATTAGAAAAATTAGCTAATAGGCTTAGAGGGCTCATCTAAAATCTTATTGATTTTTTCAGCAGCTTTTAAGTTAGAAATTGTCTCAATTTCGCCATCTTTCAGCATTAACAATTGATTAACAATTTCACAGACTTTTGTTGTGGCGACATCTGGCTCGTTGTTAGAAATTTCAACACGAATTGCTGCAAATGCTTTTTGTTTGATGTCGTCGAAGTCTGCCACATAGTTACTCATATAATCACCTCCTTTCTGCCCATATTATAGCAGATTAGAGGTATTAAAAACAGATAGAAAGGGGGTGGGGGAATGCAAATTCTTCTGTATAAACTGCGAAAAGAAAAAGGATTATCTCAAGAAGAAATGTCCAAGGTTATTAATAAATCTTCTAATACTTATCGAGATAAAGAGTTAGGTAAAAGAGATTTTACTCAAAGCGAAATGTTCAAAATCGCCAATTTCTTTCACAAAGAGTTAGGCGAAATTTTTACACCATAAACTTCACGAAACGTGAATAAAATCAACACACCGATAGAAAGGACAATATGAATGAATTAACTTTATCAAACAACTTGCAACAAATTGAATTGGAAATCAACCACCACAAAAACATTGCAGGGCAGTCTATTTGGGAAATTGGTCGCAGGTTGAAACATGTTAAAGAGAATGACTTAACACATGGAAATTTCATGAATTGGTATCAATCTATCGATCTTGATAAAGATTTTGTCAGTAAATCAATGACAATTTCAAGTGAGCTACCAAATTTCGAAACGTTTCGAAATTTAGGAACATCAGCCCTCTACCTTATTGCCACCCTACCAGATAACCAAAAGCAGGAACAGATTGAACGGATTGAAAGTGGCGATAACCCAACTGTCAGAGAGTTGCAAGAAATCAAGCGAGAGAACAACCGACTAAAAGCTGAAAATGCCCGTTTGGAGCAACAAAAAGAGAATTTAGCAGAGCAAACCTTGAGTGCTAAAATCGTTGAAAAAGAAGTTATCAAAGAAGTTATTCCAGATGATTATGAATCAACGAAGTCACTTAATTCAGACTTACTGAAAAAGAATAAACAACTTTCCAAAACGCTTGAAGAAACTGAATGGGAACTCGATAGCAAAAAACTGGAATTAGCGACAATAAAATTGGAGTCACAACGAGCTATTGAAGTAACAGACCAAATCCGTCATCTCGAGGGCAAAAAAGAAAAACTTGAGAACCTTGTCACTTCAATAAGTGAGCTATCTTCAATTATCAGTGACGTGCAAAACTTCTTTGATACGAAAATGGCACCGCTTCGTTTTAAGCCGATTATCAACAATGTTAATGCGCATTATTCAGTTACAGAAGTGACCAAGATGGTTAACACAGTCCAGTCTTGGTGTGATGAAATGTACAAAATCATTCCATCTGGGAATAGAAAAATTATAGAAGAGGTAATAATCAATGAGTAAAGAATTATCAAAAATGAACGAAAAAGACGCTCTTGAAGTCGTCAAAGGAATGACGCTTGAAGATATGATGATTGAGGTCTTATCTTCTCAAAAGCAAGTAAAAGCTTCCCAAGAAGCCATTAAAAAAGATGTTGAAGAAGTTCGGTCTTTAGCAATTGAAATTGATAAAAAAAGTTCACATCGACGATGTAGAAGCTAGTGAAATCAAAAGTATTATCAGCAAACAAGCTTATGGTTTTGCTAAAGAATATTTTGACGCATCAGGTAAAATCGCTAGTCAAAACCTATTTGCATCTAAAAAAGGTCAGTTCATCCGTTTGCAACATTCACATTTGAAACATCACTTCAACGTTACGAAATATACGCATATTAAGCATACTGATGCAGAAAAAGCGTTCTCTTATTTAAAATCACTAACATTTGACAGTTTCTCATTGTTTGAAATTCGTGAAACACCAAAACAAAAAGAAATTATCGCTTTAGAAAAAGGCGATGTAGCTTAGGAGGGAACACATGAAAAAAATAACAGACGAACAACTTAATAAATACTTAGAAATCAGAACAGAACTCGGTGAAGAGAACTTCGAGTTTATCAATTGTTGCTATGACGAAGTCTTGCGATTAAAAAAAGAAGAACTCACAAAAGATATTAAGTTCGAAATTACAGATTTTTCAAAATTTCGTGATTTTGCTAAAAAATAGCCCTCAGAATTAACTGAGAGCTTCTAGTTACATGATTTCTCCACGCATACGTGCCATACGTTTGTCGTGTTCATGCACAGTTTTAGAAAGATTTTCGCCAGATAAATGTTTATTGAGTATCTCTGCCAAAGCTACTGATAATTTATCTGATTCAGACACGTCGTGTCTATCCAATGTCTCTTTAATTTTTTGTGAATTAATCATAACCTTCCCCTTCCTTGTTAGATTTAACCAACAAGAAAAGCTAGTTTGAGAGGCCAGCGAGAGATCTTGTTCGTTATGATCATATTATATCAGAAAGGATATGAAAACACAATATATTGTATTTTTAATATATTGAAAACACAATATATTGATATTTTGGTGAGCTATGAAGAAAAAATTAGATAAAATTCTCATTGATAAAGAAATGACTAAAAAAGAATTATCAAAGAAGACAAAAATTAGTTACAACACCATTCTGAATATCGGTAGAAAGGATATTTCGTTCAACAAAATGAAAAGAATCGCAGATGTCTTAAATGTCAGCTTGGACGAATTCAGATAACAAAAAAACGACTGCGGGGACAGTCGCTTGCGAAAACATTTACTTAATTATAACACAACAAAGAAAGGAAAACAAATGTCGATAGAAGAAACAATAAAAAGCACAGTTGAAAATATCTTAACAAGCGTGTTAGCTGAAAAACTTGCAGTATTCAACAATGATTGTTCCTACCCGCCTATCATGACGCAATCAGCAGCTATGAAGTGGCTAGGGATTGGCAATGAATCATTACAATATTACATTAGCAAAGGAATGCCAATTGTTAAAAACGACAGTGGTAGCGTAAGAATACCAAGAGACGCAGTTATCGAATGGTTTAAAACGAATTGGGAGGTATTAGCATAACATGGAAAATCCAATCACAGGCGTAGTAGTCTTATTATTTATCGCTTTAATTGCGTACATCGGAAACCGCAATAGTAATCAAAAAACAATTACAAAAACAGTTGACACAATCTTAGAAGATTATCAAGTTGTACGTAAGGTTGAGAGGACAAAACGCACGGATTTTATAGAGTTACCGACTCCAGGTTCATGTGGAAAAATCTGGGGCAAGGATAGACCTTTTTAAGGAGTATTGAATGGCAGACAATAAAAAATACTACTATCTTAAATTAAAAGAAAATTTTTTTGAAAGCGATGAAGCAATTATATTGGAAAGCATGCCTGATGGCTATATTTATAGCAATATTTTGCTCAAGCTATATTTAAGAAGTTTAAAAAATGATGGCTTATTAATGTTTAATAACCTTATTCCTTACAACGCACAAATGCTTGCAACAATTACAAGGCATCAGGTTGGGACTATCGAAAAGGCTATTCAAATCTTTAGAGACTTACAGCTAATCGAAATTCTTGATAACGGTGCGATATATATGACAAATATTCAAAATTTTGTCGGAAAATCAAGCTCGCAAGCTGATTATATGAGGAATTACAGAGAAAAAAAGGGGGGTCTTACAAATGTAAATCAAAAATCTTACATTTGTGAACCAGAGATAGAGAAAGAGAAAGAGAAAGAGAGAGAGTTAGATAAAGAGAAAGAGAGAGAGATAGAGAAAGAGAAAGAGAGAGAGTTAGATAAAGAGAAAGAATATAATGTCGAGCAAAGCACGACTGAATATACTTTTCCAAGCTGGCTTGAATCTGAATATGTCGAACAAGTCAAAAAAGGTAATCCTAAGAATTTTGATTACAGAATTCCGATAGCATATCTAAATCAAAAGACGAATTCTAACTATAAGTTTGTTGATAGTAATACCAATCTTGTTAAGTCGAGATTAAAAGATAAGTACACGCTAAATGATTTTAAAATTGTAATAGACAAAAAAACTGCTGAATGGGGTAAAGATGCCAGTTGGAGCAAGTATCTTAGGCCATCAACGTTATTTAACGCTAGCAAGTTTGAGAGTTATCTTAACCAACCAGAAGTTAAAAAGTCTTATGTGTCAGATTATGACGAAGAACTTTTATTTTAGAGGTGTCTATGAAGAGAATTATTGATGGGGAAAATAAATGGGATGGAATATGGCTTCATCAGACAACCCCGACAAATGAATATTGTGAGAAGCATGATTATTACAAAAGATATTTTGCTAAAATCCAAAAAAACATTTGCCCTTTTTGCGAACGTGAAAAGAAAGATGAGGAACTAGAAAAATTATCTCTATTGCAGTATCAGAGAGAATTTAAGCGAAAGCGAGAGTATTTTTTAAACAAGTACTCTAGTTTGAACGAAGAAATAAGAGTAGCAACTCTAGATAATTACGAAGTTAGTACACCAGAAGAAGAACAGGCTCTTGAGTTTGCTAATAAAATAGCTGAAGAGTATATTTCAGAGGCTAAAAATAATGTTGTTTTAATTGGGAAAAGCGGTTCTGGCAAAAGTCATCTGTCGCATGGTATTGCAAAGCTTGTATCGGACACTAAAGGATGGGTTGTACCTTACGTTAATATCGTCGATTTTATGACAAGAGTTGACTATAAAAATAAAGCTAGCATGATTGAAAGAATTGTCGAGGCTAAATTAGTTGTTATTGATGACCTCGGAAGTGAAATGGATAACCAATTAACGAGAGATGTTGTTTATGAAATTTTTGACAAAAGGACAAGGACACTCATTACAACTAACCTTACCGGAGAAGAACTTATCAGAAGATACAGTAACAGAACTTATTCAAGGATTATGAAAGGCGTTGATGAGAGCCACTTTATGAAATTTGACAACATGAAAGACAGAAGGAGATTGTTGTTTTGACGGAACTAACATTAACAACATTTTTCGGGCTATCTGAGGACCATGCAGCAAGAATCATGGCTCTAGATGAAACTAGTCGAAATAAAAAAATTGAAGAATATAGGCAGTTAAGACTGCGCAGAGGGAGGATTGACTTTGGAAAATAGACCAGATTTAAAATTAGTAGCTGAATTAGAAAATAGGATTAAAGACTTAAAAATTGAAAATGAAATCTTAAAGTCTAAAAACATTGATCTGTCTGAAGATGTTAAACATTTAAAATATAAATGCTTCGAAAAAGATAGTTCTATAGTGGATATTATGGTTAATAATAACGACCTAAGAAAAGAAAACAATGAGTTGCGAGAAATGTTTGACTTTTTCAAAGATAGACTAGAGAAATTTGTAGGTAGTTCGCATGGTAGAAATTAGAATAAATGGTTTTGTTATAACATTTGATGGAAACTTCAGAGATGCACTTATATTTACGGTAGATTGCCTAAAAAATTATGACGATCCTTCTTTGAGGCAGACTTACAACGAATTTAAAGATTACACAGACGAAGATTTAATGGAATACATCGAAACGGAATTTGATGTTAAACCTGAATTAATTGTCAATCGGAGACTTGATAGCAGATGGACTTTTAAGTCGCATATTTTGGAAGACTGACTATGAGCGAAGAGTTATACGAGTCTACTCGTTATTGGCAAAATAGATACAGCGAGTTGATGACTGATTATTTACAAGAAGCGGAAGAAAACATAGAGATTAAAAAACAGTTGAAACGCTTAAAAGCTGAAAACTGGCAATTAAAGCATAGAAAGAGGAAATGATATGAACATCAAAGAAAAAATTGTAGTGCTAAGAAAAACTGAAGACGGAAGTTTTTTAAAGGGTTTTAAAAATAGAGATGTAGTGCTTGCTTATAATATGGAGTTTACAAATATCATTCAGGCGGCATCGTTCCTACCAGAAGAATCTTACAACATGCAAAAAGACGAAATTGATAACTTAGCCGAAACGTTTGGGTGTGATGTTGTAGTTATTGAAGCATCTTATGACCTAAAATTTATCGATGGCGAATCAGTGCCAGAGTTAACAAAAGAGCAAAAAATTAAAAGCATGGTAAATGGAATGTTTGAGCAGGTTTTTGGAGGTGAATAGAGATGGCAAATGAGTTGAGCGAAAGACAGATAACTTCTGGAGTTAACAAACGAATCGAGGAAAAACAAAACGAAAACTTTATCGTTCCTCCTAATTATAGTTTAGGTAACGCTTTAAGTAATGCTTACTATGAATTGAAAAACTCCTCTAGCGGTAATTTGTTGAGCCAATGTACTGATGAGAGTGTTTATATTTCGCTTTTAGATATGGTCGCGCAAGGATTGAGTCCTGCAAAGAAACAATGTTACTTCATCAAGTACGGTGATAAAGTACAATTGAGGCGATCATACTTCGGAACAATGAAAGTTGTTAAAGAGCTAAATGAAGTTAAAGATATTTGGGCAGGAGTAATCTTTGAAGGAGATGTTTTTAAATCAGAAATCGTTAACGGTCGTAGAAGATTTGTAAGTCATGAATCCGATTGGGAAAACCAAGACAATCCAATCAAAGGCGCTTATTGCATTATCAAGGATATCAACGACGAAGAACATCTAACCGTTATGACTAAAAAGCAAATTGATAAAGCCTGGTCAAAAGCAAAAACAAAGAATGTCCAAGTTGATTTTCCTGACCAAATGGCAATGAGAACAGTAATCAATAGAGCTGCTAAATCATTTATAAATACAAGTAATGATAGCTCATATTTTGTCGAAGCCCTAAACCGTACCACAGAAAACGAGTACGACAATGACCGTCAAGTAAAAGATGTCACGCCACAAGAAACAAACACTCTTGATGATTTAATTGGTCACCAGAACGAAAAAACAGACGCTTCTAGCAATTTGAAAGACGTAACTGGAGATTTACATTCAGAACCAGAAAAGACGCTCATAGACGAAAATAAGACGGTTTTAGAAGATACCTCTTATCCGGCAGATGAAATTCCGGATTTTGACCAAGAAACTGGTGAAATTAAAGCTAGCGAAGGCAACCTATTTGATAACCTTGGGGACTTAATGCCATGACAGAACTAGATTTACTCGGTAAGGACTATTACAGCCGTGAATCAGCGATTAGATACTGGTCCATTAGTCAGTACAAGCGTTTTAAAGAATGCGAAGCGAGGGCGCTTGCTGAGTTACGAAGTGATTGGACAGATACCAGAGATAACACTGCGTTGCTCGTCGGGAATTACGTCCACTCTTACTTTGAGGGGGAGGAAGCTCATGAAGAATTTAAAAAAATGAATGGCTCTGAAATGATTTCGAGTCGCGGGGCAACCAAAGGCCAATTTAAAAAAAGCTTTTTAGTTGCAGAACAGATGATTGAAGCACTTAAAAATGATTATCAATTCATGAAATATTATCAAGGCAAAAAAGAGGTAGCCATCACAGGTTTACTTGGTGGCGTGGAATTCAAAGGTAAAATTGACTGCCTAAATGTTGATTGTGGTTACTTCGTGGACATCAAAACCACAAAAGGCCCTGTTGACGAGAAGGTTTGGAATGGTCAAGAGCGCGTTTATTGGTTTGAGGCTTACGGTTATATCTTACAGATGGCCGCTTATAAAATTATGCTAGAAGCCAAATATAATAAACCATTTAAACCGATCATTTACGCAGTGACTAAAGAAACACCTCCAGATACTAGAGCAATAGCAATCGAAAATTTAGATGCTATGCAAAATGAGTTAGATAACCTAGCACAAAACATCAAACATTTAGATGACGTTAAAAAAGGGATAGAACCCCCTAAACCTTGCGGCCATTGTGAGTATTGTAGGGCTAATAAACTAACACAAAGAGTAATGATTTTTTAACTAACATTGCAAAGTGAAGCTCGGCCTTTGCAGTAACTATATTTTCCGAGCGAGAAAGGAAACAGTCTGCTTATCGATAAAATCGATAATATGGAGAATTGCTACACTCGTCCTTGCCACAGCTCACACACATTTAATAGGGCGAGTGTGGATTTTTGAAAAATGGTTAAGAAACAAAGGATATATGCAATATATGACGACGACAAGTTTGTCGACGTTGGCACAAAAGATGAGTTATCGGCACGGCTTGGAATTAAAAAAGCAACAATAGAACAGTACATGACTAAATCATATCAAGCGTTAGCTAGCTCAAAACGAATTGCATTGTTGGTAGGGATTGAAGAGGAATATGACTTTTAAAACAGAATTTGAAATACCAATCGAACCAAAACCTCAAACTAGACCTAAGTTCAGCAAATTTGGTACGTACGAAGATCCAAAGATGAAGAGATGGCGAAAAGAGGTTTCTGGATGGATAGAAAAAAATTATGATGGACCGTTTTTCGATGATTGCATAAAGGTAGAGGTAATCTTTTACATGAAAGCCCCCAAAACGCTATCAAAAGAGCCTACACAGCGTTCTAAAGATAAAACAATACAAATATATCAGAACTTCGTGCGTGAGCTTATATGGCACGCTAAGAAGCCTGATATTGATAATCTGATTAAAGCTGTTTTTGATAGTATTTCCGATGCAGGTTACGACAGAATACAGAAATCAGGCATTGTTTGGTCAGATGACAATATCGTATGCGATTTAAGAGCAAAGAAGAAATACAGTCAGAATCCAAGAATAAAAGTGAGGATTGAAGAAATTGACAGATGAATTAATAGATAAATTTTACAAAATTTTTGACAATGGGATTGTAAGGCAAATTAAAAAGCTAGATGTAGATTGCAAAAAAGCTGAGCTAATAAGATGTAGCGTTACAAATAACAGACGTCGAAAAACCTTGCCAAGGCCGTACGTTATCGAAGCGTTTAAAGATTATTTTGACGAAGATATTTATGTGCAGCTGTATCTTAAATCATACAGAGAGTATCACAACCCAAACAGTCACGAAACGGAGCTTTTTATAAAGTTAAACAAAAAGCACAGAGATAAAAAGTTAGATCATTACAAGGAAGTTAAGCGATTGATGTACGCAGCAATGACTTTCTGAGGAGGTATAGTATGGCAGATAAAATAAACGCAGAGAGTATGCAAGCTGCATACAACGAAAATTATCAAATGTTTTTGGCTAAAAATGCAGATTATGGGAACTCGTTTGAAAAGTCTTTGGATAACTTCGGATTTATCGCTGGTGTCGTACGTATAAGCGATAAATACAATAGACTATATAATCTTATAAGCAGTGATAAAAACGTCTCAGAAAGCCTGTCAGACACGTTAAATGACATGGCTAATTATTGCACAATGCTGGCAATTTGGCTAGAGAAAACGGAGAATGCAAATGACACACGTAGTTAGGGTTTATGAGCACATTGGCGGACGAGTGTTGCCTACTGTTTATAAAGACAAAGAGTTTAAGACCAAAGACGAAGCTATTGTTTATCGTGATAGCTTAATCGCTAAAAGTGATGCAGAGTATTTTTTGAGAGGTGAGTTATGATACCAAAATTTAGAGCGTGGTCAAAGAAATTCAAACGCATGTATGAGGTTACCCTTATTGATTACGAAAACGGTGATGTTGGATTAAAAGATGATCATGGAGGTGTTGCAATAGGCGATATTAAGCAACTTATACTCATGCAATCAACAGGAATGTTTGATAAAAATGGCGTTGAGATTTTTGATGGTGATATAGTTTTAACAACACGTCTCATAGATTACACATATAAAAATTTTAAAGGTGTAGTAAAAATGTTAGAAGGTCGCTGGTTAATTGACACAGGTAAAGATGCGGTTGGTTTGTGGACTGAAGTTGATGAGAACGAAGCAATCGGAAACATATATCAAAACAGCGAATTACTAGAAAGCGTGGAAGAATGACAAAAGAAGAAGTAATTGCATTTCTGACAGAACAGCGTGATTTGTGGCTTATCGGATATGAGTGGGGAAAAGACAATCTGTCCGATTTTGAGAGATGGCAGTTAGCGCAAGCAAATATGTATTTAGATGTCATTGAGTGGATAGAGGAGGTGACGAAATGACTGAACAACAGATGATTGATTGCTTGCTTTATGAGTTAGCAAAAAAAGACAAATTGAACATTAGACGAAACAATATCATAACGTTTTTATCGATTGTGCTGATTGCTATATCTATTTTAAACGTCGCACTGCAAGACCACTACAAGCTACAAATTACAGAATTACGGACACAGTTAAGCAGGACACAAAAGCAGCTTAAACGTGCTAGTGATGATAGAGCTAGACAGACAAAACGGATTGCTGAGCTGACTGGAAATGGGGGATAGGGATGTCAGACATAAAAATTTTAGATGCTTGTTGCGGTAGTCGGTTATTTTGGTTTGATAAAAACGAAGAACACACAACTTTCATGGATATTAGACAAGAAACTTTTGACATACATGGTAAACATGTAAATGTTGTTCCTGATGTGATTGGAGATTTCAGGAATGTTCCTTTTGAAGACAATGCGTTTAATTTAGTCGTCTTTGACCCACCACATTTAAAGCATGTTGGCCAGAATTCGATTATGAAAGCGCAATACGGGCAACTTGATAAAGACAATTGGAAAGAAGATATTTCAAAAGGATTTGAAGAATGCATGAGAGTTCTAAAAGTAGGTGGAACTTTAGTTTTTAAATGGTCTGATTGCCAGATAAATGTAAAAGAAGTTTTATCAGCAATTCCGTTTACACCACTTTTTGGGCAGCGACGAGGAACAACTCACTGGATGACATTTGTAAAGTTTGCAGAATTGACTGGGAATGGAGGATAGAAATATGCCAAATTGGTGTGAAGGTGTTATAAAAATTAGAGGAACCAGATCAAATATCCTAAAGTACTTGAATGAAATCTTAGAAGTTCCTGTATCTAGCTATAGACTAGAAAAAGGACTAATTAAGTTTGATGATATAGATGAAGAATATTATAGCTTTGAAATTGAAGGTAGAGATGTTTTTTATTTAAAAGGCACTAAAAGAGCATTTATTAATTCAAAAAAAATCAATTTTTGCTTGACAAGTCCCGAATGTGATGAAGGAGAAACACATATTGTTACAATTGGTAATTTCAAACAAGCGTGGACTATTATCCCTGAAAACTATTTAGAGTTGTCGAAGAAATATGATGTTGACCTACATATTTTCGGTTTTGAGATGGGTATGGAGTTTACCCATGAAGTTGAGATTCATTCTGGTCAACTGATAAAAAATCGAGCTCTTGAGTATGAAGATTATACTTGGGAAGTGCCTTTTAGTGATTTAGGAGGGTAACAAATGAATATTGAAGAAGCGAAAAAAATAGTGGACAAATTGTCAGTAGATAGTGATGAGCTTTGGAAGATTCCAATGATTCCAGCCCATAAGGTAAAAGCCTTGCTTGACACACTTGACCAACCAAAACCAGAAGTGCCACAAATGATATTTGACGTGATTAAAAGCTTTGATGATGATGTAGATTATTTACATCAACACATGAGTCGACAATCTGATGAAGTTAGAGAGTGGCTAACTCACAATGAACGTGAGTTTTATGAAGCTTGGCTAGCTTATCCAAATATCACAATCGAAAAAGAGAAGCTGTATACAGTTGAGATGCCTAATCCGAATGAAAGACAGTTAAGTTTTGTGCTGATGAGACAACTTAGCGGAAATGTAAGTATCAAAGTTATGCATAGAGATAACTTAGACTTACTAAATATAGATAACAATTTACAACTCACAGAATCCGAAATCCGCAAAGATTTTGACTGGGCTTGGCAGTTTAGAAAAGATGTAGAAAATGAATGAAAGAGAGTTAAATAAAAATTATGAATTATGATAAAAATAAAAATGATGCTAAAAAGAACTTTATTATACCTTTAGTTCTATTGCCATTCAGCTTAGTATTATCTGGATTTGTTATTAAATACGGTTGGAATAACATTTTATTAACAATCGATGGTGTACCATCTATCAATTTACCGCAAGCTGTAGGAATTGATGTGTTAATTAGTTTTGTTACTGCTAAAAAAAATACGGATGAAGATTTTGTTACGGTGATTGCAAGAGCGTTTATTTCTCCGCTAGTCGTATTGTTATTGTTTTGGCTAGTTACTTTGTTTATGTAATATCTTGAGGTGACGGAATGAAAGAAAAAACAATTTTTATATCAAACAAAGTATAAATTTCTAATTATCTTTTTATATTTTCTTAAATGCTCGTAAAGCCTTATTCTATGTGCTTTCGAGTATTTTTACTGTAGGAAGATACTTCACGTTTCTTTGCATATTTCCTCATGTCTTAGCTGTCAGAAGTGGTAAATAAGTAGTAAATTCATTTGTACTACTAAGCAACAAGACGCTCCTGTTGCTTCTCTTTATTCAAGCGTTTCATTTCTGCCATTGCAGAATCGAATGTTGCATGTGCGTAATAGTTCAGCGTCATGGCTATATTAGCATGTCCCATAATGTACTGTAATGCCTTTGGATTCATTCCTGCATTTGCATAGTTGGTACAGAATGTATGTCGCAAACTATGTGGAGTGATGTGTGGCAATTTATCCTCGTTATACTTATTGTATTTCTTAACAAGACCTTTCATCATGCCGTTGTAATCACTTGCCACTTTTGGATAGTTCTTTCTATTAAGAAAGAGGAAATCACTATATCCATCAATCTCAACACGCTTATCATTCTTTCGATTCGCTAACACTCGCTTAAATGCTTGATAGGCTTCTTCAACCATAGGAACTTGACGTTCGCCACTTTTGGTCTTTGGTGTTTCAATGTAGTACCCAATTTCAGTATCTCTCAATAGCTGATGGTCTATATTGACAAGACGATTCTCAAAATCTAAATCTGGAAGTGTCAAACCACCAAACTCTGAAATACGAAGACCTGTTTTTAAGAGTATCAGAATTTCATCATAATTTTTGCTGTAGGTTTTATCAGCTTTTGCAAAGGCTAACAGTTTTTCTTCCTGTTCTTCTGTTAGTACGGTCTTAGGGACAGTATCATCATCAAGAACTGCTTTCAGTTGAAAGTCAAATGGATTCTTCCGAACACAATCATCTTGTATAGCAATATAGAATGAAGCCTTTAAAGAACGTTTGTAGTTATTGATGGTTTGATAAGCATAACCATTTTCACTCATTCTAATAGCCCATTCTTTAGCGTCTGATGGCTTAATACTGTCAATACTTCTTACACCTAACTTGTCTTTCTTCAAAATATCCATAAGATATTTGCGTCCAGTTTCAGTGTTTTTTCTAACCTTTGGTCTTTGAGCGTTCTGTTTTGCGTAAAGCTGGCAGAGTGTCATTTTCTTTCCTACAACATCAATACCATCATGAATGTCTTTCTGTAACTCTGCGATTTTCTCTCTAAGTGAGATACAATCACGCTTTCCTGCTGGTACTCGGTCTGTAGCCACAAGTTTCCACGAGTAAACAAATTGCGGTTCTCCAAATGAATCTATATATTTGTATAAGTATCTTCCGTCTTTTCGTTGGCTCTCTCCAGTCTTTAAGATTCGACCTTTATTGTCACGTCTTTTTTCTGACATGGCATTTGCTCCTTTCCTTTATGGAAAGAGCCTTGATACGACTTAATACTATTTTATCATATACAAGACCCTTTGGCGACGCTAGATTGCGTCCAATGTATCTATAATTTTTTCAAATTGTTTTCGTTTAATCTGAATACGATTGCCATTCATAATCAGCCAATTTGCATTTTTATTTTCCTCTGCCAAGCGTCGTAGCTTGTTTTCGCCAATACGAAAATATTTTGACGCTTCTTCAATGGTTAGGGTATAACGTTCCCAAATAGGAATGTCAGTCTGCTTCATAAAATCCTCCTTTCCAAATCACTTATTTGGATTTCATAAAAGTTGTTTTACCAGCAATCGAACAGCTTTAGCAAAGCTCACGGGAGTTCCACCCCTGCATGGTTCTCATGTAGCCATACTCATTGCCTGCGACGGTTTTATCACGCTCGGACTATTGACTGTATGGGAGTATCATTATCACGATAAGAATGTCGTTGCAGGCAATCCTGCTAAAGATTGCTTCTCGGATCACTAACATGAATCGCTCGCTATCTTTATAAGATAGGTCATGGCGGTTAGTTCCGTTGGCTCTTTTCTTATCGAAACGTATTCGATTACTTTTATTCAGTTTTCAAAGAACAATGGCTCGTTAGCCTATCAAAACACATTGAAAGCTCAATATGCTTTGGTGGAATAACAAACCTCCCTGTTCGGGAAGCGTGGAATGGTTTAGCACGCTTCCACGAAAGGAGAGAGGATATTACTTAATTTCAAATGACAAAATCTTTGTAATCAGTCTGGTTTCCATTCTTCCACGTAAGACTTCATCAACGACCATACTTTGATTGCCATATTCATCTTTCATAAGTCGTAGGGAACGCTTCGTTATGTACCCTCTGTAATGATGTAGAATCTGGTTAATCGCTTCGGTATCGCCATCTGTTGCCTTTACAATGAGAGGAAAGGGAATCATAGGATATTGTGTTTTCATTCTTCAAATTCCTCCATAAACTTTTTAATTAAGGCTAGTCCACTGGTTCTATGCCGATAGACAGTAGAACGGTTCAATTTCAACAGGTCTGCAATTTCTGAATCGCTCATGTCCATAAAGTAAAACAGCAGTAGAATTTCACGTTTCTTGTCTGGCAACTCACGTAATGCTTCACTCAACAAATCATTTTCAACGCCTACTGATAACCCATTGAGTGTAAAAATCTGAAAGTCAGTTGAATAGTTATCTGTTGTCGCAAACTGGCTAACAAGATAATCGCCAACATCCGAAAAGGACACCTCACGCTTTGCAATCCTTGAAAGATAAAGCATATAATTCTTTCGCTCGTCTTCCATAGCACGTTTACAGATATAGTCAAACTGATTTTCTATTGTGGTCTGAAAAGAAGATGGTTTCATGTTTCTCACCCCCTTTCTGTCTAGGAAAGGAAGTGAGCCTTGCTCGTTTATCTCCTTTCACTCTTAGTCCCAATGTGAAAGGGGGATTTGTTGCATTACTGATAAATAAACTTTGTAAAAAAGTTCTGAATAGCCAAAAAAGCATATAAACAGATTTATTTCTCTGTTTACATGCTTCTGTTATTCTATCTATATGATTTATAAAACCACATTGGTGGACGTACTTATCTATTGCAGATAGACGACTTTTTTTGACAAGAACCCAATGTAAGGAAATTTATTGTATATGATGTACTTCATGGCGACGTTGACCTCCAACAAACCGCCATTTGGAAGTAATATACAATATTTTAACAGCGTAAATAGCACTACCATATAACGGTTTTTTTTATTGGCGTTTAGTAGTGCTTTTTATTAAATATAAACCTATAAACCATATAACACGTTTTTCTATACCTGTTTTTAATTCAGTAGGAACAATAAAATGTATAGAGGTGGTCTACTATGCGTAAAAAAGAAGATAAATATGATTTTAGAGCCTTTGGTTTAGCCATTAAAGAAGCTCGATTGAAACGAGGTTTAACTCGTGAACAAGTGGGAGCATTGATTGAAATTGACCCACGGTACTTAACTAATATTGAAAATAAAGGGCAACACCCCAGCATACAAGTTCTTTATGACCTTGTATCGTTACTTCATGTTTCCGTTGATGAATTTTTCTTACCTGCTAATAACTTGGTAAAAAGCACCCGACGATTACAGATAGAGAAATACATGGATAGCTTTACAGACAAAGAACTATCCTTAATGGAATCTTTAGCCAGCGGTATCAACGAAGCAAGAAACATCGAAGACTAATTAAAAGAATCCATACATAACGGAAAGAGCCGATAAAATGAGATTGTATTAATCTCATTTTATCGGCTCTGCGTCTTTGCGTCTGGCTCTGTAATCACAGTTACTTTGAACTGCTTTATTTCAATTAAATTTTCTTGTCTGCATTTCGGACAATAGAGGGGGAATTTTTTTAATTCAGTATCTTCCCTTATCTTTAATCGTGTTTTATTTCCACATACAGGACACAATATCCACTTGTAGTTTATAATAACTATCTCCTCCTTTACACTTTAATTCAAATCTTTATTAAAAAATATTTCATCTTATTTAACAAGAAACCATATTTATATAACAACATAAAATACACTAAGTTATTTTATTGAACATATATCGTACTTTATCTATCCGACTATTTGGACGACGGGGCTGGCAAACAGGTTCACCGGTAGTAACATGGTACCCTTTTAACTCTGTTAAACAAACACTACGTCCATTTGTAAAGAAAGTTAAATCACTACGATATTCTTGAATACACCGAGCAGGGATTTCTCCACTAAGAATGACCTCATTATTTTTCAATTGAGTGTCTACGATGTTCGCACAATATTTAGGAGCATCGTTGTATGCTCGTGAAAGATATTCCTGTGGCGCATAAATTTTAAAACTAAGATATGGCTCTAACAATTCTGTTCCAGCTTTTTTTAAGACTTGTTCCAATACAATAGGAGCAAGCATCCGAAAATCTGCTGGGGTACTAACAGGGCTATAGTATAAGCCATACTTAAAACAGATTTTACAATCCGTCACATTCCAACCATATAATCCTTGTTCGCAACCATAGCGTATCCCTTCCATAACTGCATTTTGAAATGATTGATTTAAGTATCCAAGAGAAACCGAGCTCTCATACTGCATTCCACTTCCCAACGGAAGCGGTGATACAGATAAACCAATGGAAGCCCAGAAAGGATTTGGCGGCACTTCGATGTGAATGGTATATTCTGCATTTTTTAACGGTCTCTCCATATAAATGACTGTAGGCTCTTTTAGTTCTATCTCCACATGATACTTTTCTTGCAACAGTGCACTAATCACTTCCATTTGTACTTTCCCTAAGAAAGAAAGTATAATTTCATGTGTCGTAGAATCCACGTAATATCGTAGAAGCGGATCACTATCTGAGATTTCCAAAAGGGCATCAAGCAACATTTCTCTCTGTTCAGGTTTACTCGGTTCAACAGTTGTTTGTAGTAGAGGGTGCGGATTTTCAATCTTTTTTCTCTGTGGCAATAGTTTTGTATCTCCAAGAACACTATTTAACTTCAAAAACTCATTTTGCAAAATAACAATTTCTCCAGAATAAGCTCTATCAATCTTACATAATTCACCATTTATTGAAGTATACATTTCTGTAACTTTTATTTTTTCTTTTTCTGATACTCTAACCGAATCTCGTAAATGTAGTACTCCACTATAAAGGCGTATATATGCAAGACGTTGTCTTTTTTTTGTATATTCAATTTTGAAAACATTTCCGCAAAGTTCAGACGGACCTCGATGTGTTGATGAATAAAATTTATTCGTAATCACTTCTATAAGGTTATCAATCCCTATATTGTTTTTTGCACTTCCGTGATAAACAGGGAACAGGGAACAATTATGAAATCTTATGCTTTCCTCTTGTTCGAGTTCCAATGCTTCTAATGATTTACCGGACATATATTTCTCTAAAAGGTCATCGTTTCCCTCTATTACCGTATCCCATTGTTCAGATTCGGTAAAGTTCGTCACACACATATTAGGATACAGTTCTACCTTCTGTTTGATTACAATTTCGGCAGAAAGTTTCTCTTTAATATCCTGATAAACCGTTGATAAATCAATTCCATTTTGGTCAATCTTATTGATAAAAAAGATTGTGGGAATCCCCATTTTCCTAAGTGCATGAAATAATATACGAGTTTGTGCTTGTACGCCATCTTTTGCAGAAATCAGTAGAATTGCCCCATCTAAAACTGATAATGAACGATATACTTCTGCTAAGAAATCCATATGTCCTGGCGTGTCTATGATGTTCACCTTCGTATTTTCCCACTGAAAAGAGGTTATTCCTGTCTGAATTGTAATTCCTCTCTGACGTTCTAAAAGCGTATTATCCGTCCTCGTTGTACCTTTGTCCACGCTTCCTAATTCTGTAATCGCTCCACTGTTATATAATAAGCTTTCTGTTAAGGTAGTTTTTCCTGCATCAACATGAGCTAAAACTCCAATATTAATAATTTTCATGTGATTTTCCTCCATTCAAAAACCCAAAAGGGCATAAAAATCCCAGTGATAAATACTTTTATCACTGGGATTTTTATGCATAACCATAGGTATACAAAGCATACAGATATTCTCTGGATACTTTAGAATCACATGATAAAGGTATTCTTAAACTGGGTACAAAAAACTAAGCCCTCCTAAAAAAGGACATCTAATTATTTGTTCCCGCTATCAAATTGACAGTTTATTTAAGAATACCTTGCCGCATATTTATTAACTCCTTTTAAATAGTCACTTAAATAATAGCACGTAAGAGCATATTTGTAAAGGAATCTCCAATTTTTTATCAAAAAGAGTACATGATTACAAAGTATCTGTAATCATGTACCAATATTTGTTATTTTACAATCTTCCAATTACTCCCGTTCTTTTCAAGTACCAAATCAAATTGAGATACCTGCGTTGCTTTGGTCTGCTGGTCGATATACTCCACTGTCAGCGATACCGTGACTTGATTATCCTTACGATTGTGAATAGGATTTACCAGTTCTTGAAAGATGTACTCTTTTCCGATTGGTTTTAATATCCCGTCATTCACATAGTAGGAAAGTTCACTGGCTGTCGCTGTAGGATAGAGCTTGAAGAACGTCGTTAAAAACTCATTGATTTCATTGGTTGTAATGGAATCAACCGTCCCCTCACTTTCAATGGCTTTTGGTTTATAACTTGATTTCTTAGGTATGTTGGTAATGGTCGGATTCTTAACCAGTACCATATTTCCAGAACCATCTACATAGACACTCACTATATAAGCAGAGTGGACGGTCTTTGTATTTTCTCCCTCTGTAATGAGCTGGTCTACACTGTAGGTTACATTAAACTCATTGTCGCCAGTTGGCTCTACCGTCCATATCTGAAATCCTCTTACAGAAGACGATACAGGAATATCTTTGCGTACTGTATCAACATTGAGAGCTTGAAGTTCATCTGTCAGATAGCCTTTTAGACTTTCCATTCGATTATCAATGGACTTATCGGATTGCTCCCATGAATAGTAGACTTTCGCAAAGTTCTCTACAAAATTTTCTACATGATGAGTATCAACGTATTCCTTTTCTATGATAGTTGTTTCGTGAATAGTATGAGTATCTATAGCTGTAAAGTGCTTGAATATCGCAAAGCTGAAACTAAGCCCTAAAAGTACCCACAAGGCAATCACAACCTTTTTATGAGGATTGACCTTATAGACACGAGGTTTCTTTTCCTTTGGTATCTGTTTTTCTTTATTCTGATTTTTTCTAAATTTCATCATTAAATCTTCCTTTCTCATTGTTTGATTCGTCCTGCTCCCACTAAATGCTGTTGCCAGTAGGGGCTTGTTAAGTCGGCATAACCGATTGGGTCGCCTGCATGAAACATACGGTTATTGCCAAGGTATATCCCAACATGAGTAATATAAGAGCCAGCGTTATAGGTAGAATGAAAGAAAACCAAATCGCCAGCTTGTGCTTCCGATAGTGGGATATGCTGGGTCACATCATATTGCTGTTGTGCGGTTCGTGGTAAGTTAATTCCAGCTTTTCCATACGTCCATTGTGTCAGTCCGCTACAATCAAAAGAAGTAGTCGGGGAAGCTCCACCGTAAACGTATCGCCAGCCCTCATATTTCAGTGCTTCGTCCATGATGGCTTGTACCGTATCATCATCAAACTCTGTTGTGACAAGATACTGCGTTACCAGTTGCACATAAAACATATTGCCATAGTTGTATCGCCAGCCCCCATTGATAGGTATGGCTATGGGATTGGGGTAAGACACTTTTTCGCCACCTGAATACTCTTTTGAGAAACTTTGAGCCAGTTCAAAGGTATATTTATTTCCACGATTAGCCACATACCCTAAGAAACCACCACCATAATTGTAGGACTGGATAACCGATTCTAAATCTACACTGAGCCTTTCGCTACTGGCTAATAATTCACTGAAATACTTCACACCTTGCTTAATGGATTCTTCTGTACTCAATGAATTAGGTGGAAGACCGAGGGATTCCGAGGACTGCATAACATCTTCCGCAGTACCGCCCGATTCCACCTGTATAATCGCAAGAAGTATGTTGACATATTCTTCAACGCCATATTCTTTGGCATATTTTTCTACCATAGGCTTATGAGCCAGCACTTCTGCGGAAACATTCACACCTCCATAATGAATATTGGAAATTCCGCTGTCCTGTTCATCTGAAAATAAAATGGCAACAAACAGAAGCAGTGAGAAGACCATCAAGAATAATCCAGAACCACCAATCACTAAAGTTTTCAACTTCATGGTTTCTTACCGACTTTCTTAATGGTGGCGGTTTTGATTGGTGGTCTACTTCTTGTATTTTGTAGTGGTACTCTTTGAACAGTAGACGGACGTTCTTTTGTGATTGGACGTTGTGAAGTTCTATCTGCTGTAGTGGTTGAAGTTGCTGGCTTTTGAACGGTTTTTTCTTGAACGGTATTGCCTTGGCGTTCCACTTTTGGACTTGAAAAATCGGACTTAACTGCTGGACGCTCTTGTTTGGCTTGTTGAGATTCCTTATATGAAGTCTGAATATTAGACTGTTTTGAGGTCTGTTCATCATGATATTGTTCTTGTCTTGTAGTCGGTCTTTCATGAACAGAAGAAGCAGGCTGTTTTTTCTGTTTGACCTGTTCCATTTCAGAGCGACGCTTCGCAATGGTTTTTCGCCTTTGTTCCTGCTGTTCCTTGCGTCCACTGGCTCTGTCCGCTTTGGTTTGAGAAATACTACTGGTTAAATCACGGACATTCTCTTTTACTTTGGATTTTCCTTGATATACTGCATATCTTGCATTGGTCGGCAAATCTTTAACCTGTTCTTTCAAACCACTAGCAGTGTCTACCATTCTGTCTTTGGTATCAGCTACTGTACCGATGGTTTGACCGATACGTTTTCCAAGTGTTGATTTTTCCTTTCCGTCTGGTCGGGAGTGATCTGCTTGTGTCCTTGCAGAACTCCCCGAACCCGACTGTCCTTTTTTACCTGTAACAATGGCAGACCCAGCCCCTAGAGTAGTCATGGAACGTCCAAGTTTCCGCTGTAGACGGTGCATGTGAGCGTGCATAAGCATACGAGGTTTTCTCATCACACGACTTCCCACACTTTGAGAATCGTTACTCTGTAGAGAAAACATACTCATTAAATCGCCCAGCTTGAAGTAGATTCCTGCAAAGGTCACAATCTGTAGAAAAGCAATCAAAAAGAACGGATAACCAGCCGATAAGGTATAGAGCATGGTTGAAATACTAAATGCTGTCGTAATAATCAATGTGATTCCAGCTCGTGTCAAAATGGTATTAAAGAGCTTTGTTATGGCTCGTTTTGACATACCATCAAATGATGGAATCATGCTTAAAATAAAGCTCACAGGCAGAAACATAGCATAGATGATAAAAAGTACCTGCGAGAAAATCATGATTCCTGTTAATAGGAATACAAATATGGAAATCCCAATATTGAAGACAAATAGGAAGAAGACTGTACCTAAACGGTTAATGGTCTTTGTAATGGTTAGATTGGTATTGCTTCTGTCTTCAATTTCTTCCGCAACAATTTTTTCTCTGTCTTCGCCATTGTTGGAATCTGGGCTGGTGGAGAGCAGGCTTTCCACACGGTCAATACCGATACTTTCAATGTCTGAACTGTTGTATTGAAGCAGTAGCCACGGTTGCTGAACCTGTATGGAAAACAGGCTATCTCTGATTAAGTCCACGCTGTCCTTGCCTTGACTATCGGAATGGGGCATGACAATCTTCGTGCCAAGTGATAAACTGGCATTACTGATGTCTGATGAAAAGTCATTGATTTTTTTAATGTAGTCGGGAGCGTAGGCAATAAAGGAAGCCGATAGGATAAACACCAGCACAAAATTCATAATGGCATGAATTGCCTTTGTGGTTTCTCTCTTTATCAGTCCCGTATAGGCAACATAAACCCCAAGAACCAAAATCAAGAGTAAGAGGAATCCAACATAGAAACCCTCTGTTGAAAATCCGTTTGCACTCACACCAGCTAAGGTCTGCATATTCTTACCAATGGAATCTGCTGTAGCGGAAATGAAGTCTAAGGAATAGGCTTCCTGTACTAAGTAACCTGTCGCATTGGAAACATACAAACTGATTGTCCAAATAAAATTGGTAATGGCATATAGTCCATACATGACCTGTTTTCCAATCCCGTCCGACCAGTTCCACGGAAGCCAGCCCCAGCTATTATCCACATAAAAATCCAGTTGATAGTTTTCAAGTGGGTATCGGCTGTATTCATTTGCCACATTGACCGTATCATCTACCAAGCCCGCAGCTTGAACCACCGTTCCCAGCATGGCTAAAAGAAAAATGGCAATCACAAGTGTGAAAGCCACTGTCATTGCCACTTTACCTAGACGTTTCAGCGTCCAGTTTGATTTTATTCTGTTTACTATTGATGGTTTCACATTTACACCTCTTTTCGCACAGGTGGTCTGGTATCAAAGGCATGGAGCAGTTCTTCAAATACAGGGTGGAACTGTATCACACCGACACGACCATATAAATCACTGATAAGGCATTGCCCGTTTTCCAAATCACGCAATCGCTTCTGATTGTTTTCGTCCTCTGGGTCTACACCAAAAAAGGCTAAGGTCTTTTTAATCTCGTTAAGGTCAGTGGAACGAAATGCAAATTTTAAGCCGAGGTTATTTTTCAGTTTTTCATCTAAGAGGTCGTCTGTATTTTGGGTCACGAAATATACCCCAGCGTTCATAGCACGACCAGCCCGAACCAGCTTCATAGATAGTGTTTTTCCTTGTGCTACCTGTAAAAAGCTCCATGCTTCGTCTAAATCTACAATCTTGAAAATGCTTCGGTCTGTATGGATAAAGTCTAAAGCAAAGGTACTAATGACAATCAGCATAGCAACGGATAAAAGCTCCATAGTGGTATATTCCTCAAAGGAAGTTTCCTTGTCGGGAAGTACCAAGTCCGCAACCTGTATAATGTTCAGTTGTTTTTCTAAGCTGATAGACTGCTCCACATAACCATTACTGAATAATAAATGTGCAAAGTCATAGTCTGTAAAACTTTCGATATGGTCGGCTATACTGGTACTTAGTGGCGTATTCTCAACCCGTAATTCCTCAATCACTTTCATCAACCCTCGTACTTCACTATTGGTTACTGCACGAATGGCTTTTCTAAGGATTGGGAAGCGTTCCCCATCACGAGAGGAAATCCCCGTAAGGAATGTCAGAATATCAATAGCCAGTGATTCAGAATCTTTGGGATTTTTCATAATCACATAAGGGTCAAGTAAGCCTTTGTTTTTCTCATCAGAAGTCAGAGTGACGATATTGATTTCATGGGAAATCTCTGGCAAGGTTTCTTTCCATCTGCCACGTTCTGCTTTTGGGTCTACAATCACTGCTTGTGCCCCATAAAGCACCGCATAATAGACGATAAGGTTATTCGCAAAGGATTTACCACCACCCAGCGAACCAACAAAAGCCGACGCTAACGCATTGGTTACTGAACCCTTAACCCCTTGACTGGCAAGAGCAGGTTTCAGATAGACATTGCGTCCAGTATCTAAGCTGTAGCCAACATAAATCCCCTCATTTTCCCCCAGCATTTGAGTAGCACCAAAACCTAAACCAGCGAGGAAATCAGAGGTCACGTATTGAATATAATCATTCATATAACGCTTGCTGGCAGGTAAAAATTCTTCATGTAAGCCGAGCATATCCCCAAATGGTCGTACCAGTTTTACGCTTAAATCGTCATAAAAATCTTTCACTTCATTACAACGACGTTTGAGTTCGTCAAGATCATTTGCTGATACCCTTACCACATAAGACAGCTTGTACATAGATTCCTTGCTTTGGTCTAAATTGGTTTCCAGCTCATTCACACTTTCCAGAGCTTCCGCCACATTGGAGCTGGTTTCATTATCACTTTGCCAAGCGTGGTTATCCAAGTCTTTCAGTTCTTTCTTTTTATTGCGGACAGTAGATAGGGCTTTACGATTCGCTACAATTTCCACATTCATTGACGTATCAATCGGGAATGTAAATTGCTGTTGCTGGTAGTAGAAGATTTCAGAGGACGGGAAGTCCAGTTCTCCGACAATGCTGTTAATGGTAAAGTAAGCTACATAGACGGTTTCATCTTCCTGCTGGATTTTCAAATATCGCTGTTTTTCTTCCACCAAACAGCGAGTAGGCTTAATCAAGTCATAGTATTTAATCAGCGTTTCATTATCCAGCTTTTTCTTTGATAGATGGTACTCATACTCTTCATAGGCAGTGCCTGTCTGTCCGTAAAGGTGTTCAATCAGATAGCCGAAGTCGTCCTTATCTAACCTGCGGATTTTGAAACGACGAGAGATTTTATTTTCTAAGAGCTTTTCCATCTTCTGAAAACGCAGGATTTCATCATTACTCATACTAACAAAATCGCCCATCAGCTTATGGTTCACATCATAGACAAAATCAGACAAAGCATTTTTTGCTTCAACGGTAAGACTTTTCATAGAAAACTCCTGATCGTTGAGAAGCAACTTAAAGCCGATAAAGAAACGGTAGTTCACTTGATTTTCGCCAATCATGGATATTAAAGCGTCTGTCTGTTGGTCGATTTTGTCATAGGCAACCGCTTTGAGCTTGCCAGTGACTTCATTTTTGGAACGCTCTTGTGCAGAACGTATGCTGGATTCTGTACTGATTTGTAAAGCATGAATTTTGCCATCACGATTTTGTGCGATAAGCTGTCTGAAAGAATCATGCACTTGTATTTTCTGTTCTGGACTTAGAAATGAGTAATTGTAAGGAACAAGCTCATAGTAAGCATAACATTCCCCGTCTTTATTCCAGACGAGATTGTTTTCAATGTATTTAATTGGATATGCCATAAAATTCACTCCTAACTGCTGTAATGGCTTCTTGTGGCTGGTTTCTGCCAAGCGTTACTTTTTTTCCTGCATAGGTCAGCTTTGGTCGCAGTGCATAAGCAATGACAGACTTCAAAAATCCATAAGGCTTTTTACCATCAAAAGTTTTTGTAGACATAAACCATGTGAAAGCCACAGGAATCCCAAAGTATTTGAGAAATGCTCCCTCTATCATGGAAAGAGGGGGCAAGTTGCCAAGTATCATCACTGCAAAGAGTGACACGACAAACCATGTCATTTGCGTAAAGGTTATGGGAAACGGAAGTCTAAAATCATTGATAGAATACAGTACCTTTTCCACAGACCAGATACTGGTATAGCTTCGTATTTTCTTCATGTAATCAATCCTTTCATAAAAAATAGGGGTAGCTGATTGAGCCACCCCGTAAAATAGAAAATCTGCCAGTAGTAATGTACCGACAGATTTAATAGACGATTTCAAAAATCCCATGATTGGTTGAGATAAACGTTCCTGAAAGGTCTAAATCCCGACCATAGGCTTGATAATCAATATAGTTTTGAAGACTAGCTGGTACTTCGCCTAAAGCACCCGTTTCTTCAATGTAGTAGCGTGCCACGTCATACATATCATCACAATCGGAATGAATGATAATATCCTCTTGATGTTCGCTTAGTTCTTCAATGCTTGAAAAATGAGTGAGCAGAGCAGATAGCTCCGATTGTAATTCTTCGGGTAATTCCGATACCATTTCCCATAGTCGATTGAGTTCGCCAATGGAAGTGTATTCGTCAACCGTAAAGGGTAACTCGTAGTCATGAATGGCGTATTCCTCATATTCATCATTCAAGCCGATTTTCTCTTTGACTTCCTCAAAGTCAATGGGAAAGGTAAACCACGCACCGACCAATTCGCCCTCATTGTATTTGCCTAAATTCGCAATATAGACTTGCATATCGTCCATATATTCACGTCCTTTCTTTGTAGAGATTCAAAAATCCCTACCGCACTTCGTTTGGTGTACCATTCCTTTGCGGAACATAAGAAAACCACTTATATTCCACAAAAGAACGGTTTTATTTAAGCACCAATAATGCGATTGAATAGCTCTAGTAAAATGTCTTTTACTCCAGCAGCGTTGAAGACTAAGCCAACCGCAATAATCGCAATAATTAAAAAGCCAATCAGTTTGCTAAACTCACGCTTGAAGCCAAGATACAAGCCAATCACAACGATTGCTAAAAGCACCAGTGATTGAGCGTTTGATAGAAACCAGTTATAAAGGTTTTGTCCAAAATTCATAAAAATGTTCTCCTCTCTATATTCAATGAATTTGTATTTGAGTTATTTTTTTGTTGTTATCACGTCCTGTTCTTTTACTGACTGTTGCTTCAAAATCTGCTTGTGTCGGTCTGTCAGTTTCGCATGGTCGAGAATGTCTTTTACAACCTGCGTCTGGTTGATTTCATCAAGTTTAATCGCAACCTTTAAGGTCGGGGCAACTTGATGAGATAGCCAGTTCAGCGTCCTTTGGAAGGAGTAAGGCTCTGGTTTTGTGGTTAGTTTTAATCGTTCACGATTGTTCCCAATAAACCAAGCCCATTCTTCATTCAGTTTCCAATCAGAACGAGGTTTGGAATCGTCTTTATCTACAAAACGGATATACCGATTGATAATTTTAAAGGCGGTATGCTCTGGATTGTCATAGACGAGTAAATCACGGACTGCATAATAGGCACGCTCATTTTTCAATCGAATCTCAAAACGGTTTTTTACTTCTGCGTCTTCAATGGGAATATCATTTTTCTTGTACTGCTCGTAGTCCTTTTCATAGATACAGAAATAAACTTCACTTTGTAATGAACCGATATAGAGGGTGTTTCCCATACATTCCTTTTCCTCTTTGCGTACCAGTTCGCCACTGCGATAGCTTTTAAAACTGCGGAAGACGGAGATACATTCTTCCTGTTGGCACTTTTCAGTGAGTACAGGGATATTTAAAATCCCTGTCTTATCGTTAATGGCAAGGTCAAGGCGTTTCATCACACCGCCAGCCACCAAAACGTCCATAAAGAACTCATACCAGCTTCTTTGTTGTGCCAGAAGATAGCTTTCAAATTGTCTGCACCCACGACCTTTCAATTCCACCAGAACTCCTTTGTCCAGTTCATGGGAGCAAAGGACGAATATGTCGCCTAAAGCATAATGCTCTGAATAAGAATAGAAACCATAGTCCTCATGAAGAAAATAGGACAGTTTCAGTTGTAAGATGTTTTCGACCACCTGCTGTACGTCTGTTGTCGGAAAGCGAATTCTTACATAATCAAACAGCATTTCAAGGGGAGCGTCGGGATTGAAGCGTTCCAGAGCTTCCCAAAGGGACTGCTGTAAATCCTCTGATGGCTTGACTTTTCCTGTTTCAATATCGCTTAGATACTGCCTTGTAATACCAGTCGCAACAGCTAAACGGTTTTGAGATAGTCCATAAGCCAAGCGTTTTTCTTTTAAATGCTGTAACCAAGTTTGTTCATTCAGTAAAAATCCCTCCAATCAAAAAGGCGTATGTCAACTTTTAAAGCCCATTTGACATACGCTGAAATTTTGTAAATCCCTTGTAACCAAAGGATTTTCTAATGTTTTTTTGACTGTTTCCTGTCGATTTGTACCCCCCTGTTAGATACGGGGGGTTAAGTGCTGGCGTGGCTATTGCCACACCAGCCAGCAAGATCAGTCCACACCTGCGACTTCCGCTTCGCACGTCGCCTGCGTGGACTGTCTGCTGTTGGATAACTTTTTAATTTCCTCCAAGAAATCATATCCTTTTGGTACAAGGGGAGTATAAAACTCTGATATGACACTTGTTCCTACATCAACATAGCCACGACCTTTGATTCGCTTTAAGAAGAAATCCTTTTGTACGTCACTGCCAAACATCATGCCATAGCCCATTTCAGACATACGACCTAAAGCCACTCTGAAATTAAACTGATCACGGATTCCGTCGCCTAAATATTTTGCGTCTGGACGTTGACAAGCCAGTATTAGAAAGAAGCCAGCTTGACGACCTAACATGACAATCTGTTTCAGCTTATTCATAACTGCGGTGTTTTCTTTTGTTCCCAGCATTTCCATGAAAGCGACGTATTCATCAAAGATTAAGAAGTGTGCCGGGAGACCTAAGTAAGCATAATTTTTGCCAGTCTTATAGTTCTTCATCTGCTTCATTTCCTCACTACGTTTCATCATTTCTTCATAGAATGTTTCAATGCAAGAAAGCAAGTCTTCTTTTCTATAGTAGACATTTGCCATCACAGAACCTAAGTCCGCAAGATCAGCATTTTTCGGGTCAAGAATATACAGTTTTGAATCTGTATGAAGCAAGGCTTCAATCAGTGTCAGTATAAAGTAAGTTTTACCGCCACCTGTACCACCAGCAATCAACATATGAGGGAGCTTATCATATTCCCACCATACGTTTTTCATTAAGCGAAGTTTACCATCTTTAGCTTCTACTTCATCAATAGAAATACGACTGGCTATGGTGTCATAGAGCAAAGTATATTCCACATAGGAATCCTTTAACTCTTTATCCGTCAGCTCACAGTACAAGCCACTCTCTAATTTCTTTTCCAAGTGTAAGAGTTGGTCTTGATATTTTCCCAGCGTGATTTCCACCCGTATCTGTATCAAGCCATTTTTAAGTCGATAATACATTTTAGGGAAGTAGGTTATCTTTTCCTTTGTACGACCAGCACTATCTTTAAAGAAACCCTCTGTTTTGACCTGTTCAGATTCATACCACTTGTTTTCAAGTATCATCTTTGCCAGTTTTTGACGGTGGTAAAGTTGTTTAACCGTATCATAGCGAACCCGTTTGAATACAAACGCTACCAGCAAGCAGATAAGAATTGCGACACTGAAACTGATAATTAAATAGGGAATGTCAATCTTATCTGCTTGTGATAGGTTAAAATCCTGCCAGTTGATCTGCTGGATTGTCTTCACATGAAACAGTCCGACAACCAGCAGGAAAACAGGCAGGAGTGACGCTATCGTAAAATGAAAGACTAAATCTTTACCAGATGGGCGAATCCTTTTACCACGCTGTTTCATGCGAAAAAGTCTCCTTTCTACCTAGCGACTATTTGTCTTGTGTCGGTTCTTTCTTTGCTTGTGGTTGAGCTTTGAATGAACTAGAATCCTTTGTCAGCACAATATCGTCTGCCTTGATATACCAGTCAACATCTGCTCCTTGATAGGTGGCAGTAGCAACGGTGTCCGCAATGGGATTGATAAGTTCCACCCGTGCGTTATAATCAAACTCTTTCAAAGGCACGCTGGCAGGAATACTTACTTGAATCATGCGTCCTTGTCCTTTGGATTTTAAGTCATAGGTACGTTCCTTGATTTCATCTGAAACCGACCCGTCTTCATTTTGGATTCTCACTTCACGACGTAGAGCAGAGAATTTCAATTCTCCAAAAGTCGTGTCTTTATCTAATACAATGCCATTTGCTAATCTCATCATTTTTCCTCTCTTTCTTTATTCTTTTATCATGTCGTCAGCATGTAAAAGGTAATTTGTAAAACCACGAGTGCCGATTTTGTAGCCCTCTGCGGTAATACGTGGATTGACTAACTTCACACGTTCCTCAAAGCCGAAATGTTTTTCGCCAGCTTCAGCAGGAAGCACCACCACAATATCATCTGCTCTTTGAACATCAGAATAGAGATTATAGCTTCTTGATAAGACAGTTAGCCGTCCGTTGATTCTTCGCTGAACGACTTTATCCTCGCCAGCAAATTCTAAATTGCCGAATGTTTTTTCCATGTTGGGAATCACAAATTTAAGTTCCATATTTTTACCTATCCTTTCTTTTTTATTGGCTGAATGAATGTTTGATGGTCTTAAAGAGTGGGGAACGACCTTTTGATTCTTGATTTTTTGTTTTCATAAGTTCACTTCCTTTCAAAATCGGGTAAAAAAATAGACACCTCATTTTTTGAAGTGTCTACCTATTAAATATTCAAATTTTATTGGAAGTATCTTTATATCTTCACTTTTCAAGGATAAATCGTCGTATCAAAGCTCATTCATAAGTAGTAAATTAGTAGTAAATTGAGTGGTTTTGACCTTGATAAAGTGTGATAAGTCCAGTTTTTATGCGGATAACTAGATTTTTATGCTATTTTTAATATAAAAAATATGCAAATGACTTTAACAATGACAAATATAATTTGTCCTCTGGCTATTATTTTAGAAATGGTGAAAAACATGATATTGCTATTGTTAAATATGGTGAAAAAGATTATTTAAAAAATACTGATTTAGCATATGTTGTATGCGATAAAATCGTTGATGAAGGCTATGTAGGCTTCGTTTATCATGGTGAATATGAAACTTGGCATTTTAAACTATTAAATACAGGAGCAAACTAAATTCCCACGCAAGTGCCTAAGAGCCTGCAATGGCTCTGTGGGTCTACGAGCTGGAATACTCGTTAAACTTACCCTAGAAGCTTTCTGTAAGTATTCAGCTGCGTAGCGTGGAATAATCGTTACGTAGTTATAGAGCGAAATTTTTAGAAAGGGAAATATCCTCCGACATTTTTTTCGTAAAAATCTAAAGTCTATTATCGCTCACAGATGATTATGCAAGGCGTCGCTAATGCTTTAACACGACATCGTGCGCCTGTGTCAAAATAAAAAGAAAGAGAGGGCTTTTCTCCACAAAACAAAAAGACGTCCATGTGGAACGCCTTCATGATTAAAAATTGCTAAATATATTATATCATGAATGGAGAGTTAGATGGGCAACATTTCGACAACAAAAGCTAATAATTTTTTGGAAGAATTAAAGACTATCCCACATCTCATAGAGACCCTTGAAAGAGACGCTAACCTAATGAGTCGGTCGCTTGTTAAGTCTCCTCAATGGTCTGATATGAAGGTATCTGGCGGGGTCAAACAATCTCAAGAAGATAAAAACATAAAGATGCTGCACATGGTTAGCTATTATAGTGATCAGATTGAGCGTTTAAAAGACCGTCGACAAGAAATGGCTAATTTGATTGTGCAAAGCATGGGCATTTGTGAGAGCCATGTTTTACTCACGACTTATCTTGACTGTGATGGAGACTACGAGAGAGCCAGAGAGCGTTTGAACATAGGCAATCGTAATAAATATTTTATGTTTGTCAGAAGAGGCAAGGAAAGTCTGGAATTGATACTAAAAAATACTAATTAGATACAAATTGATACTACATAATACTAATAACCGTGTTAATATTGTAGTATAGCAAAATAGCAAGAAGAGATAATCATTTACCAACAGGCTATTTATTTAGTCGCCAACTTTAACTACAATCAAACTTGCTATTTTATGTATATGGGACGTGCAGGTTCGAATCCTGTCGTCTCAGTAGTGGCTTAGCACAGATAATCCATAGCGATATGGGAAAGCTTTTGTAGGTGTATCAACAAGAGCGCCAGTAATGGTCAATCTAAGCAATCCAATCTTTATGTAATCAGCAATGGTTACAGCACGCGAAGTCAAAGCGCAATACCAGAGCCAATCGGTGAGGTGCTGTGTCAGCAGTACGTGCGACGAGTGTGTAGGAGGTATAAACTGACGAAGTTCAAGGGTGGTACCAAGAGCGGTCAGCATGTTGTGCAACGCTGGGAGGATATCCCAGTCAAACACAACAAGTCAAGGTGTACCAGCACCAAGATAACAAGCAGGCGTTGCGCATTTTGTAGCTCAAAAGGCGACGAAACGCAAGGCAATGCACGTCTGCGATACACGAACACAATGCTATTTGTTGAAAATATTGGAATAAAGCAAAAGTCATTGCCCGTCGCAAACGAAAGTGTGCTTCGGTAGCTAGGCTACCTGCTAGAGTCTCGCAAGGATAATAGCAAAGTCAAAGAGTAAAGCAGCTTAGACCTTTAGCGGGGTTTTCGTTAATTGAAAAATGGCTTAGTAGTTTGTGACGTAACGAGTGGTTAGCGATACTAACCGTGCATGGTTGTTACTTGAAGGGATTTGAGTGGATAAAAAACTAAAACATAAGGTTTTGAAAGACAGCTGATAAGACGTGTAATCTCAGCGTTGACGTTTTGGAAAGATGGCAGAGGGGTTAACGCAGCTGGTTGCTAACCAGTAGCTGTTTGTGCAGTCGTAGGTTCGAATCCTACTCTTTCCGTTAGGAACATGAACCATGATTGGAAAACGGTAGAGGTAGCGCCTTGATAATTGGATTGTCGACGGTCTGATTATATGTGTCGGTTCGATTCCGACTGTTCCTGTAGCGTGTATTGGCAACAAGGTTCAATTCCTTGTGATGTAAGTAGCTAACATCTAGGCGAAGTGGTTCGAATCCACTCACACGCTTTACTCAGTCATCACATTGTGGTGGCTTTTTATTATGCAAAAAGAACCACAACAGTGGCTCTTATGCTTGTAATTTTAATTCAAGTGCTTCAGTAAGTACTTGGGAAAAGTTGAGGTTTTTATCTTCGGCTGCGTTGTTCAACCACTCAGGAATAGTCACGTTTTTGCGTACCTTCTTAGAGTGATACTTTTTCATGTAGGCGATCATATCAATGCCAACTAAAGCGATATCAGAATCAGGATACTGTTCTTTTAAATCAGAAACGGAGCTCGCCTTTGGATAGTCAGTATAATCTTCAAGGACAAAACCTAAGACTTCTACAGCCATTTCGTAAGCTTCTTGAAAGTCTTCACCTTGAGTAATTGCTTCAGGGACATCTGGGAATGTAACCATGATATAATCTGAGTCTTGTGTGAATATAGCTGGATAAACTAACATAATGATTCTCCTTTGATTATTGTGAGATAAGCAAGCCATCTGTCAAGCGGATTATTTCAAACCCGCTTGTTTTAAGATGGTATCTTCAAGACCCTTACCAAGGTCTTTATTGTGCATTGGAACGATTGTTTGGTGTCCTAAGTCATCACGAAGTTTTTTATGACTACCGTTTTGGCTAATTTCATAAAACCCGTTCTTTTTAAGCAATTTAATCATTTGCTTAGGGGTCATTGGCATATTGCTTACCTCACTTTCTATACTTATATTATACACATAAACAATACAGATGTCAATATGTATGCGCAAAAAATACGTATTTTTTATTGGAGGTCAGGGTATGAAGCCACAGAAGCTAACTATTTCTAGAGGCAGACGAACGACTGTTGACTATGATGATAGATCAGCAGAGTATAGAGACTACAATCGTAATCGTTGGAAGTACGACAAGAAGACTAAGCAGTTCTACAATTCTAAGATATGGAGAGAGACAAGCAAACAAGTCTTGCTACAAAGCGACTATGTTTGTGCAATGTGTGGAGGAGAAGCGACGATGACTGACCACATTATAAGCATCAAAAAAGATTGGAGCAAAAGATTGGACTGGAACAACCTGCAAGCAAGCTGTAAAGCTTGTAATGATAGCAAAGCGATACGAGAAAGATTTAATAGATAAAACGGTCATATATTAAAAACAGGGGAGTATTCCACAATAACATACGGAATATACCCCCCTCTTTTTTTGAACGGGGCTACATTGTTCGTGTTTTTAAGAACGCGCCCTTTTCCGTGCAAAATATTCCCTTTTTGAATTTTTTGAACTGTCAATTTTCGTGTAAAGGAGGTAACTTTGGGAAGAAAATTAAAGGTGGTTGAAACAACAAAAAAACACCTCACAAAAGAAGAAAAAATAGCAAGAGAAACCGCGCAGAATAAGGCTTCTGACGGACTTGATAAATTACAAATAACGCCCCCTCGGCATCTCAATGAGGTGGCTAGAGCGGAATATCGTAGAATCATAAATGACCTCCAGACCCTACCCATAAGAAATCTCGATAGAGGCCTTCTAGAACTCTATTGTTCTTGGTATGCAATCTATAAAGAGACAACCAAGAAATTAGATGAAATTGGTTATTTTACAAACGACCCGGATAAAGGGTTGATTCCAAGTCCGCTCATTTTAACATTGGAAAAAGCTACTGCGAATATCAGAAGTAGCGCTAGTCAATTAGGGCTGACAGTAGATAGTCGTATGAAGATGTTTATACCTAAAGAAGAGAAAAAGGAAGAAACTCTATTTGAGAAGTTTGGCGGTAAATAAACAAACTATAATTGCTATTGCTATATTAATAAAATTCCATTATTCAGAATAAATTATAAGAGTTACAATAAGTTAGAAAATAAAATTAAGGAGGCGATAAATTGGATTCGACAACAGAATATGCTAAAAAAATCGTCTCTGGAGACATTTTAGCATCAAAATCAATCATAGACGCATGTAATAGACATTTAAAAGATATAGAGTCTCAAATAGAATATGTTTGGGACTTTTCTTATGCAGAAAAAGCAATTAGTTTTATGGAAATGTTACCAGACCCCAAAACCGGTAAAACTTTCCCGCTTGCAAGTTTCCAAAAATTTATTGTAGGTAGCATCTACGGTTGGAGGCGTGCGGATAATACTGAATTAAGAAGATTTAAAAAAGCGGTTGTGTCGGTTGCACGCAAAAATGGTAAATCATTGCTTATCTCAGGTATCATTTTGTATGAATTCCTTTTTGGTCAAAATCCTGCCATGAGTAGACAGTTATTTACCGGTGCTAACGATAAAGCGCAAGCAAGTATCATTTTCAATATGTGCGCTAAACAGCTAGAGGCTTTGAGAAGTCGATACCCTGAAATCAAGAAAGCGACAAAGAAAGTCAGAGATGAATTAAGAAACTTAAACGATTATTCGTATGTCAGACCACTTTCAAGAGAAACAGGCGGACTTGACGGTTATGAAATGTATTGTTGTGTAGTTGATGAATACGCTGCTGCTAAAACAGATGAACTGATGGAACTTATTGAATCTTCTCAGGCCCAGTTGGAAAGTCCATTGACGTTCATTATCTCAACCGCAGGATTTAACTTAAATGGTCCATTCCATATGACGGAATGGAATTATGCAAAAAAATAGCAAAATGCGAAGTTATCAACGATAATTATTTTTCTTATATCGCAGAACAAGAATCAGTTGAAGAAATAGAAGACGAATCAAACTGGATTAAATCAAACCCGATTTTAGAAATCGAAGGGTTGCAAAATCAAGTTTTAGGATATCTGCGAGATAGACTTTCCGAAGCTAAAGAGAAGGGCAACCTAAACGGAGTCCTCGTCAAAAACTTCAATATGTGGCGTCAATCCAGCGAAGAATCATATATAGATAAACAGTCGTGGGAGCTTGCTAAGATTGATAAGCCAGACACATACAAGCGTAGGGTTTGGCTAGGTGTTGACGTTGGGCGTGTAAGTGACTTGTTTGCCATTAGTCCTGTTGTTATGATGGATGATTATTGGTATGTTGATAGTTTTTCATTTGTAGCTACAAAGTATGGCTTAACTGCCAAAGAAAAGCGAGATGGTGTATCTTATAGCAATCTAGAACGTCAAGGATATTGCGAAATAACAACCCTTGAGAGCGGGGTTATAGATGATGAACGGGTTTTGGAAAAAATAGAGGAGTTAATCTATATAAACGAATGGGAAGTACATGGGATTTGCTTTGACCCATACCAATTCGGAACACTACTCACAATGATTGAAAAAAGACATCCGGAATGGCCTCTAATAGAAGTTTCGCAGACGACAATGGTGTTAAACATGCCGACAAAACAATTTCGTGACGACCTTAAAAAAGGCAAAATAAAGCATTCTGGCAATCCACTATTGACAATGGCTGGGTCAAGGCACTGCAAGACGAAATCAAGGCACGAGAAGAAGGACAAAAACTATCAGAACAAAAACTGATAGACGCTTCTAATCGCATGATAGCAGTACAACAAACAGTTGGGGAAATGCAAGTTCGTACTGATTTTGTTAATAAATTTATGAGTCAATCAGAGGACGGTCTTGTAATCGGACAAAAAGATGGAACGTCAAGCGTTAGAGTTGATAACGATCGCATCAGTTTTTACTCAAGTGGTAAAGAAGTAGCATATATAGCTCAGAGTGTGCTTGTTATCGATAGCGGTATTTTTACAACTAAACTGCAAATAGGTCGCTATCGTATTGAGCAATACGAGTTAAACCCAGATATAAATGTTGTCCGATATGTTGGATAGAAAGGAGGTTAAATGACAACTTATTATAGTAACTCTGACAAGAGTTATCGCTTAACTTATATTGTTGACGAGGTATCAACGTCAATCGCAGATAATAGCAGTCAAGTCAGATTTAGACTTTATTTGACGTCTGGTACTAATAGTTATGCTCAGTATAACTTCGGTGGTTATGCTTGGGTTGGTGGTAGATATGACTTTAATGCTCCATCAGAACTTGGGTTTAACAGTAATTATTTACTGATTGATAAAACTATCAAAGTACCACACGACGCTGATGGTAGTAAGACTGTGGTTGTTGCAGCTAAATTATATGGACCTGGTAGGCACGCACCTGGAACGCTAACAATACCAGACCAAAAATTTACGCTGACTAAAATCCCACGAACAAGCACAGTCACAGTTAGCAGTGGTTATTTTGGGGATACGCTAAATGTCAACATCAATAAAACAAATGACAGTTTTACATACGATGTCAGATATAACGTCAATGGGATAACTGGCACTATTGCTAGTGATATATCAGGCTCAACGACTTTTAAGACAAGCTTAGATTGGGCTAGTACAATTCCAAATGCTACTAGTACACCAGCTACAATTTATGTTGACACTAAATCGAATGGGTCGGTCATTGGGACATCAACAGGTATTTTTTATCTAACTGTACCTGATAATGTCAAGCCAAAAATTTCAAGTCTCTCTTTATCAGACACAAATCAAAAAGCATCTACAATTGTAGGTGCTAATAATTTTGTTCAGATAATTTCTAATCCAGTCGTTACATTTAATGGGGCTAGTGGTATTTATGGGTCTACAATCCAAAATTTTAACGCTGAAATTATAGGTAAAAACCAATCTACGCAGGAAAATGGTGGGTCGCTTGGCATTTTAAACTTTAGTGGTAAAGCCACAGTTAAAGCGACTGTTACGGATAGTCGCGGGAGGGTGTCAGACCCTGTGACAACAGAAATCAACGTTATACCATATTCCCCACCAGCTTTTAGTTTTACTGTCACACGTGCAGGGGCTAAAAACGACCAGTTGGTAGTTACTCGTAGTGCTAAAATCTCCCCGCTGATTGTTGATGGCGTCCAAAAAAATAAAATGACGCTGACTTTTAAAACAGCACCACTTAATACCACGAGTTTTACAATAGACACATCAAACGCAAGCGGTACTTATACTACAGTCGCAGAGTTGATTAACTCAACAGCTACACTTAGTGGCTCGTATGGAGCTGACGAATCATTTGATGTCTACGGTTTGCTAAGTGATATTTTTAGCGCAAGTGGAGGCGGTACACCTGTTAAACAAACGGTATCAACGGAGTCATTTCCGCTGTCATGGCATAAAAACAGCGTTGGAATTGGAACATTACCTAAAATTGATGACACAGGGTCTTTGAATGTCGCAGGCAATATCTATTCTGATGGCAAGCAAATCCAACAAAAACAACTTGCTTTAAACAACGGTGGTTCTTTTAGGCATGATACAACAGACTTAAACAGCTTGCAAGACACAGGTTTTTATTGTGTTTTTAAAGGCGATAACAGACCAAGTGGTGCTGGACCGGGCTATTTAACAGTTGTAAGACACGAGACAGCCAATTACGCTTATCAACAATTTTATGACCGCACGAACAAAACCATTTTTACAAGAGTTTTGGAAAATGGGTCATGGAGCGGTTGGAGTGAGTACGCTAAAAAGGATAGTCTACCACAAGCTACACCGGCAATAGAAGATACTGGTTGGCAATCTATCGGAAACGGTTTTAATTACAGAAAAATCGGGAGTATGGTCACTATTAAATATGACTTTGCAACAAATGGAATAAATAGTTTTACTGTGGGCTCTATGCCGACGAATTTAATCCCGAATGAAATGATGTTTGCGGTTACTGCGTGGACTGTGCAATTAAATGTATTAAATATACAAGTTAGTGCAGACGGTCGCATTTTGTGGTTTAACCCGTCAAAATGGGCTGTCAACGTAAAAGGACAAATCAATTGGGTAATATAAAAGGAGGAATTATGCTTGAATTTTTGAATAGATACCCGGTTTTACTGGAAGACAAGAGTATAAAGGAGACTAAAGCAATTTTATCGTATACATCTAGCACGATTAAAGCAAACTTTGAAGTGACGCTACCAGCGGAAGAAAACGACAAAAAATTTGCCGAAACTTTAAAAACGTGTGAAAAGCTTATCTTTGAGCAACTTTACAAAGATAAAGCAGAAGCGGAACAATTTGAAAAAATTAATGACGCAATTGCTAAATCAAAGGCGCAATCAGATAAAGCGGAAAATATGATTAAACTGATGTCAGCAACTGTTAACGATTTAATTAAGACGATGGCTGACGGAGGAAAATTAAATGATACAACGCTTAACAACGTTAGCGAAAATAGCAGTACACATATTTAAAAACAAAAAAGGAGAAAAAACAATGATGATTAATTACTTTGCAATGCAGATTGAACTTGGGTGGATTACTATTGATGATGTTCCTGCGTTTTGCCGTGAGCGAGTACGCAAACTAATCGAAGTTTCAACGGTTGGTACAGAAGAAAAATGAGGCAATGAATGAACATTGACATACTACAAATTGGCGCAGCAAGCGGGGCGATTTTATCGGTAGTTGGATTGTGGGCGTTTGTTGTTAATCCGTTTAAAACAGCGATGCAAAAAAACGAAGATACAATGAGCGCCCTTAAAGACACAATAAAAGAACTGGCTTACGAACTAAAAGACTCACAGCGTGACAGGGAAAAGATACATAAAATCTTGGATATCCACGAGCAACGACTCGGAAAAACAGAAGACGACATCATTGTCAACAAGGAACAAATAAAAACATTATTTAATAGGAGAAATAAATATGATTAATTTAAAATTACGACTACAAAACAAAGTAACTTTGATGGCTATTTTAGGAGCTATATTTTTGCTAGCGCAGCAATTAGGTATTAAATTACCGTCAAATATTGCGGATATTGCAAACACAGCAGTAACGCTTTTGGTATTACTTGGAGTTGTTACAGACCCAACAACAAAAGGGCTATCAGATAGCGAACAAGCATTGAATTACCACGAGCCAAAAAAATAGGAGAGGACATGCGAGCAATCACTAAAATAGCAATGGTACTAGCGATAGCAATACTGTACATACCGCTTGCAGTGATTGCTTTTTTTATTTATCCGATTTATTTGATTTTTGAAAAGGAGGAGTAAATGGCAACGTATCAAGAATATAAAAACAGGTCAAATGGTAACGCTTATGACATTGATGGGTCGTTTGGTGCACAATGTTGGGACGGTTATGCTGATTACTGTAGATTTTTAGGCGTACCGTACGCAAACTGCACAAATACAGGATACGCAAGAGATATTTGGGAACAGCGCCACGAAAATGGTATCTTAAACTACTTTGACGAGGTAGAGACTATGCAAGCTGGGGATGTTGCTATTTTTATGGTCGTTGACGGTGTGACACCTTATAGCCATGTCGCTATTTTTGACAGCGATGCAGGAGGCGGATATGGCTGGTTTTTGGGGCAAAATCAAGGCGGTGCTAATGGCGCATACAATCTTGTAAAAATCCCATACTCCGCAACATACCCAACTGCCTTTAGGCCAAAAGTCTTTAAAAAGGCTGTGGCAGTAACTGGCAACACTGATTTAAATAAAGGTGATTACTTTATTGATGTATCAGCTTATCAGCAAGCAGACTTAACCACTACTTGTCAGCAAGCTGGTACTACTAAAACGATTATCAAAGTATCCGAGTCAATTGCTTGGCTGTCTGACAGGCATCAGCAACAAGCTAATACTAGTGACCCGATTGGTTATTATCACTTTGGACGATTTGGAGGAGATAGCAGCTTAGCGCAACGAGAAGCAGATTTATTTCTGTCCAATTTACCAAGCAAAAAAGTATCATATTTAGTCATCGACTATGAAGATTCCGCAAGCGCAGACAAGCAAGCTAACACAAACGCAGTTATTGCATTTATGGATAAAATTGCAAACGCTGGATATAAGCCTATTTATTACAGCTATAAACCATTTACGCTTAATAATATTGATTATCAGCAGATTATTGCTAAACACCCCAACAGTATTTGGATTGCAGGTTATCCCGATTATGAGGTGCGCTCTGAACCGTTGTGGGACTATTTCCCATCAATGGACGGCGTGCGCTGGTGGCAATTTACAAGTGTAGGAATTGCTGGTGGACTAGATAAAAATGTCGTTTTATTAGCTGACGACAATAGCCAAGTGACTGTACCAAAAGCAGATAAACCGCAAGAAGCAGTTAGCTTTAATCAGCGTTTAGATGTTAATACTAAGCTAGATAACTCAAATACGCCGTACTACGAAGCGACTCTAAGCACAGATTATTACGTAGAATCTAAACCAAACGCAAGTAGCACCGATAAAGAGTTTATCAAAGCGGGTACTCGTGTGAGAGTGTACGAAAAAATAAACGGTTGGTCACGTATTAATGCACCGCAATCCGAACAATGGGTAGGAGATGCTTACTTAATTGATGCAACAGATATGTAAACCAACAGAGCGACATAAATGTCGGTCTGTTAATGGTGTAACTTACACCGCAACTAAAAAACCAATTTAAATTTAGGAGGTAAAGCTCCTTTAGATAAGACAAATGCCCTCGCTTTTGCGGGGGCTATTTTTGTGTCTTAAAGATTTCATGTTTGACGAATGTAGTATATTATGGGATAATAGTAATGAACATGAACGGTGAAAACCCTCCTTTCTATGTTCCGACTTGTTCATGTCGTAAAACTCCATGCTTTTTGGCAATGAGGGGGCGGAGGGACGCGCTCGTTAACATAAGTATCCCGTTGGCAATGCGTCCTACCAATACCCAGTTGGTAGGATTTTTTAATTTTTAGAAGGCAAATAATGAAGAGTAAACAATTAGTGTTAGGGCAGATTGATTTGAGTATGTGTCGGGATTTCAATCTGGCACAAGCCATGGATTATAATTCCAAGACTAAAAGACTATATAATAAAGGGCGAGGTTTTGCTATTGTGTTGGTAACTATTCAAAATCTAACTTTTGCAATCCCTTTGAGAAGCAATATTCCTAAAAAATATCAACTAAAATATAAATTAAGAGACTCTAAAAAATACGGATGTGTAGAGGGACTTGATATTGGCAAAGCTCTAGTAGTAGAAGATCCAAAATATATTCTAAACAGAACGTTCAAATTACGAGAGCAGGTTGACTATTTTAAGATTGTTGATAATGATATACTTATTGTTAACAAGTTGATAAAGGCTATCATAGATTATAATCAAGCTGTGGCTAATAGCGATCAAAATAAATTAACAGATCCTAAACGTTTCAAATTTTCTACTTTTCCAAATTATACTGATCGACTTAAAAGTATTACAGCCGCTGATTACCTCTATTGACATACTCGCATAACCATGAGATAATCACAGTAGCAGGAATCGCCTGACACTAGCGGTTCTTGCTTTTTTATTTGCCTAGAAATAATCAAAATGTTACCATAGAATAAAAATAATAAGGAGCCACATTATGTCACAAGAAAAACTAAAAGCAAAAGTTGAACAAGCGTCAGGCAGTCTTAAAGAAGGAGCTGGTAAGCTAACCGGTGATAAAGAGTTAGAAGCAAAAGGATTTGTCGAAAAAACAATTGCTAAAGGCAAAGAACTAGCAGATGATGCTAAAGATGCTGTTGAAGAGGCAGTAGATGCTGTCAAAGAAAAACTGAAATAAATATTAACCGCTCATTTAATGAGCGGTTATTTTTTGTCTATCAGAACAGAAAAATTTAAAATTGTCTATTTTTAGGATTTTTTATCGAATAGATAGATAGGAGGATAAAATATGTTATATATAGATGAGCTACAAGAAGCGATTGACAGAGGATATATCACGGATGATACAGTAGCGATAGTGCGCAAAAATGGAAAGATATTCGATTACGTTTTGCCACACGAAGAAGTGAGAGATGATGAAACTGTGACGATTGAGAGAGTAGAAGAAGTGTTGAGGGAACTGGAGTAGTTACCGCCCCAAACTTGCCCCAAATGTTTAGAAAAGAATAAAAATAAATAAGTTGTTTTTTAAAAATATTTCGGCGAAAACAGCATTGTTTTGTAATACTTATCTTTATTTGATGGTGTAAAATCCTCTTAAGATGGATAATAGATGCTCCATAAAGCTTTATGTTATAGGTTTTATATTAGTTTATCTCCAACCTTGCCTCACAAAGTGATTCTCCTCATTTCTGATAAGTAAAACTAAGGTTGACAAATAAGGGAGAATCAGTTTGAAATCTGTGTAAGTTAGTATCATAATTAGTTAATATGACTATTAAGGGGCTAAGTTAAGATACTAAGATTAAACTATTGTGTAATAAAATATTTCTAATAAGTAATTAAGGTATTAATAAAAAGGCGTTAATGCCTTTTTATTTTAAACCATGCTGTTGTTTGTTAGTGAGTTTATCATTTTCAAATGTAAGGTTAATTCCTGGATCACTATCTGACGACTGAATGCCACTAATCCATGCAGCCTGTAGTTCCTCTTTATCTGAAGAAACTGCTTGAGAAATATCATCAGGTTCTCCTAGAAGTTCTTTTACTTTATTGTATGACATGCCATTTTTTAAACTATTATAATCTTTTGTTGTGATGTTGGCATCACGAATAAACTTAAAATTACTAATTGAACGAACAATGCTACTATCGTTTAATAATTGTATAGTGATGGAGATATCATCGACATTCCAACGATAGCCTTTAAGAGTGACATTTCCCGCTGGTGTATCAAATTTTTCGTTTGGTTCGCCATCAAATAATTGTTTTAATTCAGCGAGACTAGTGCCTCCTTTAAAGTTATTTGCTTTAACCCCTAACTTTACTTTATTAAATTTCAAACGTAATTCTTCGTGGTCAGCTTTGATATTTTTATGTTGTGATACATTTGATTTTGAAGTAGAGGTTTGCTGAGTATTTGAAGAAGAGCATGCTGTTAAACCCAAAAATGAGAGACAGACAATCGTTCCAACAGTTATTTTTTTTAACGGTATCAT